TGTATTGACTTTAATATAAACATCTTTATATTGTTTGTCAATGTCAGAAAGTATAAAATATGAAAATATAGTGAGTAAATATAAACCAAAAGTTTATGTATTACAGGAATTACCGGGGACTAAAGCCGGTGCTCCTAAAATAAATATTATGAGCGCTTCTAAGTTTGGGGAGTTTAAATTTCTCTTACCAGAATTTTCTCAAATTATTTTTTCTCCAGGACCATTAATTTTTAAATTAAGAAGTCTTTTAAAAGATTATAATGTAAAAGATTATTTATTATTAACTGGTGATCCTGCTATTATAGGTGTTGCATGTTCGATAGTTGCTGATATTACAAGCGGAAAGTTCAACTTATTGAAGTGGGATAAACAAGATAGAATGTATTATCCTATTGCAATTAATCTAAACGAGAAAGGAAAAATAGATGAATAATATAGACTTTGAACAAGACCAACGTGCAGATTTAGATGGCGCAAATGATGCCAATAAATTATCTGATCAAGTTGTAAAACTACAGCAACTAGAAAATGAATTAGTTGCAAAAGAAGAGGAACTAAAAGAGCTGAAAAGAAAAGTAGAATTAGTTTCAGGGGAGGTTATTCCTACAATGATGCAGGAAATGAATATCTCCACTTTAAAATTAGCAGACGGAACTTCAGTAGAAGTAAAACCCGTCTACGGTGCTTCAATTCCTATAGCAAAAAAGGAAGAAGCATTTAAATGGCTTCGAGATAACGGCCTAGGTGATTTGATTAAAAATGAAATCACTGTTGCCTTTGGTCGTGACGAAGATAACAAGGCACAGCAATATGCTGTCCTTGCGCAAGGTCAAGGGTACGAACCTGTCCAGAAATTAAAGGTCGAACCTATGACACTTAAAGCATTGGTCAGAGAGCGTCTAGAATCTGGACAAGAGATGCCCTCTGATCTTTTTAACATGTTCACGGGCAACAGAACAAAAATAACAAGGAACAAATAAACATGAACCAAGTAGCAGAGAAAAAGACTGCAGGACTTCCTTCAAATATGTTTGAAGAAGATGCAGCAAAAGGACTGGGCAAAATAGGTCAAGAAGATCTAGCTCTTCCTTTTTTAAAAATCCTTGGACAACTTTCACCAGAAGTTAACAAACGTGATGGTAAGTATGTCGAAGGTGCAGAGCCAGGAATGATTTTTAATTCTGTCTCTGGAGAGTTATATGATGGAGTGAAGGGCATAGATGTCATTCCTGCATTTTATAAACTTGAATACATTGAATGGAAAGATAGAGGAGATGGACCAGGTGCACCAGTTGCAATTTATGATTCTTCTTCTGATATCATGTCCAAAACAAAACCAGATGCAAACTACAAAGATAGACTACCTAACGGTAATTATATTGAAAAGACTGCGTCTCATTTTGTAATTATCACAGGTGATAGTCCATCGACTGCATTGATATCTATGAAATCTACTCAATTAAAAATTAGTAGAAAATGGAATTCAATGATGTCGGGAATCAAACTAAAAGGCAAGAACGGTTTATTTACACCGGCATCTTTTAGCCATATTTACAGACTAAAAACAACTCAAATGTCAAATGATAAAGGCACTTGGTTTGGTTGGGAAGTAAGTAAGGTTGGACCCATAACTGATCAACAACTTTATCAGCAAGCTAAATCGTTTTCTGAAAGTATCTCTAAAGGTGCTGTCAAAGCGAAACACGGCGAAGATAAACCAAAGGATCAAAGCATTATCTAATTCTCTAAGAGAATGAGTGCACAATGTGGGCCAGGAGGGAGACTGAGTGGCCCACAGGACAAGTTATGGATAAAAGATATATAAAGTATTTTGATGGCTATAGGGCAGCGTATGGTCTAGCTGACTTCGATGATCCGAAGGCATTTGTAGACCCAGAAAGCGGAAAGAAAAAGCCAGTATACAGATGGAATTACGAACCTCTAACTGAAAAAGTTTACGAAGCGCATATAAAAGGCACTTTATCAATAGGTATTCAACCTTGTAATGAAAATAAAGAAGTAAGATTTGGTGTTATAGATGTTGATCCTAAAGATTATGATGACTTTAATAAAAAATTTTTTATAGATGTAATACAAGATTATCAACTACCTTTAATACCTGTTGAGTCTAAAAGTGGTGGATTACATTTATGTTTATTCATGGATCATTTTACAGATGCAAAAGCGGTTAAATCTTTTTTAAGCAACCTATTACCGTTGTTTAAATTAAAACCAGACTGTGAAGTATTTCCAAAACAGACCGAACTAACAACGGACGAGGAAACAGGGAACTTAAAACCAGGACAATTTATTAATTTACCATACTACGGGGGTAAACGAAGAGCATTAAACGTAGATGGAACACCGTTTGATATTGAAAAATTTTTAAAACTCGTAGAAGCTAATTTAGTTTCTAAAGAAGATTTAACAAAGATCACAGATAACATAGATCAAAAAATTTATGAGGGAATTGATGGAGACTTGTTAGATGGTCCACCATGTCTAGCTGAAATATCTAAAGTATCTAGTAGAGACGGTTTTGATGGTAAAGATAGATTTATGTATAACTACCATGTCTTTGCTAAAATGAAATATCCTGATGGTTGGGAACAGAAAGTTAAGAATGCTCCTGTTAAGTTTTTTGAAGAACGACATGCAAATGCATGGGATGATAAGATATTAAGTGCTAAATTAAAATCATGGAAGAGATCAGACAAAGGATATACCTGTACTCAAAGTCCATTAGCTGACTTTTGTAAGAAAGGTATATGTGTTAAGAAAAGGTTTGGAGTGTTAGCTGGATCAAAAGGATCCTATCCTATACTGACTAACTTAAGAAAGATAGAAATTTTTGAAGAACCAGAATACGAATTTGATGTTACTAAACCAGACGGCATTGCAACAGCAACAGTACATTGTAAATCAATTGAACATTTAAATGATCAACGTAAACGTAGAAATGCAATAGCAAAAGCTGCAGGATTTTTACCGCCACTTATTAAAGGCGAAGAAGAACAAACAGTAATGGATGAATTATACAAGACACAGAAAGCTGTACAACCACCTATAGGTACGTCTCCTAAAGAAAAACTACATGATGTATTACATGCAAAAATTAATGGACCTAGAGCGTCAACAGATGCAGCATTTAAAAGTGGCTCAGTATTAATAGAAGGTGAATATGCATTTTTTAAATTTGAAAAATTTTTTGATAGATTAAGAGCTAAAGATTGGAAGTATAAAGAAGAAAAAACAGGACGTATAATGGAGACTACATACAGGGAGTGTGAGATACAGTTCCTGGACCAGAAAAGATTTCCATCTAAAGAGTCTGGTAAATATAATTCTTCTACTAAAAATGTAATACAAATAAACATAAAGTCGTTTGAAGAAGTACCAATATACCATACCAAAATAAAACATAAGACGGAGATAATGTGATTAGTAGAAAAATATATGGGCCTCCGGGAACAGGGAAAACAACTAAACTTATTGATTATGTTAAAACATTTTATAAACTTGGAACACCTTTGGATAAGATTGGTTACTTTGCTTTTACTACCAAGGCAGCAACTGAAGCTACCAATAGAATGTTAGATGCATATAAACATTTACAACAAAAAGACTTAAAAAATTTTAGAACTCTCCACTCTCTTGCTTTTAATAGATTAGGTATGAAAAAAGCTCAGGTTATGCAGGATGAACACTACGAAGACATAGGAGCAAAACTAGGAATTGAAGTGACTGTATATTCTAATGGCCAGGAAAACACTGGATTTGTTGATTCTAATAGTGAATATTTTAATTTAATAAATGCAGCTAGAATTAAAGAAGTTTCTATTGAGGATGAATACAATACTGGGATGTACTCTTATGAATTAGAAAAAAATTTATTATATATTTTAGAAGAAGAATTAAATAATTATAAAGACTCTTTTAAACTGTACGATTTCACAGACATGATTGAAAAATTTAATGTGGCTAAATTGTGTCCAAAATATGACGTAGTTTTTATTGATGAAGCACAAGATTTATCTCCAATACAGTGGAAAATGGTAGATATTCTGCAGGAAAATTCCAAATATGTTATACTAGCTGGTGATGATGATCAAGCTATTTATGGTTGGGCAGGTGCAGATGTGCTTAAATTTATAGCTACACAGGCTAAAAAAGACATTATTTTGCCACAATCTTACAGGGTTCCTAGGAGTGTACAGGACATTGCTAATAAAATATTAGACAGAATTCCACATAACAGAAGAGTTAAAAAAAATTGGAGGTCTAGAGATGAAGAAGGTAAAGTTGATTATATTACATCTATTGATGATGCTCCTTTATATAAAGACAACTGGTTGGTGTTAGCACGAACTAATGACAGGCTAGAAAAACTTAAACCAATTTTAAAAGATATGGGAATTTATTTTCAATTTAAAGGACGTAAAAGTTTTACGGCTTCCTTGTTTAGAAGCATTCTAAACTACACAAGATGGCAAAATAAAGGGGATAAATTATCTTTAAGTGAACTAAAAGATATTTTTGAATGCACTCAATCTTATCATAAACTTAACGAAGAAAGACTATATGATCTTACAGAATTTGGATTTAGTAATACTCAACGATGGTACGATGTTTTTAAAATAAATCCTGATGAATGTTTATACATAAGAGAAATGTTGAGACAGGGAGAAGAATTAAACAAAGATGCAAGAGTACAGTTATCTACAATTCATTCTGCAAAAGGAGGACAGGCTGATAATGTTTTATTAATTTTAGATAATACAAAAACAATTAGAGAAGCAACAGAAAAAAACGATGATAAACACGATGAAGAACACAGAGTTTGGTATGTAGGTGTTACACGTACCAAAAAAAATTTATATATAATGACAGCAAAAAGGGAGGATAAAGGATATGACGTCGAAAGTTTGGGATAAACAAATTGGAGGATCACATTACTCTAAGTTTAAGATTCAGCCCAGTAAATTTGTGGTAGAGAACGAGTTGCTCTTTCCAGAGGGATGTGCTATAAAATACATCTGTCGTCATCGACTGAAAGGAAAGAGACAAGATTTGGAAAAAGCTATTCACTTTATCGAAATGATTATTGAAAGGGACTACGGTGAAAATTCCTAAGTTTGAAGCACAGACAGAATGGGTAAAACCTACAGAGTTTCCAGACTTAAGACAAGTAGATGAAATAGCAATAGATTTAGAAACAAAAGATCCTGATTTAATAAAGAAAGGATCTGGTTCTGTTATTGGTAATGGTGATGTTATTGGTATTGCCGTTGCAACTAAACATTACAAAGGATACTTTCCTATTGGTCATGAAGGTGGTGGTAACATGGACCGACAAAGAGTTTTAGGTTGGCTTAAAGATATACTAGAATCTTCATCAACAAAAATTTTTCACAATGCAATGTATGATGTCTGTTGGCTACGTGCATTAGGATTTAAAATAAATGGCGACATTGTTTGTACAATGATAGCCGCAGCAATTACAGATGAAAATAGATTTAGATATGATCTTAATAGTTTGTCATGGCATTACCTGGGCTATGGTAAGAATGAAGCTGCACTAGCAGAAGCTGCAGAAGAATGGGGAATTGACCCTAAAGCAGAAATGTACAAACTACCTGCTATGCATGTTGGCTCTTATGCAGAAAGAGACGCTGAAGTAACCTTTGGGTTATGGCAGGAGATGAAAAAAGAGATTATTAGCCAGGATTTAGAGGACATATTTGACTTAGAGACAGAATTGTTTCCATGCCTGGTTGACATGAGGTTTAAAGGTGTACGTGTTGATGTAGACAAAGCTCATGAAATGAAAACAGAATTTAAAAAAGCAGAACAAGGATTACTTAGATCAATTAAAAGAGAAACAAATATTGATACACAGATATGGGCTGCACGATCTATTGCAAACGTATTCGATGTATTAAGATTAGAGTATCCACGTACAGAAAAGACAGAAGCACCATCGTTTACTAAAAATTTTTTACAAGAACATAAACATCCTGTTGTTAATATGATTGCTAAAGCAAGAGAGATTAATAAAGCTCACACAACTTTTATAGATTCTATTCTTAGATACGAACACAAGGGTAGAATACATGCTGAGATTAATCAGCTTAGATCACAGACCGGGGGCACGGTGACTGGTAGGTTTTCCTACCAGAATCCTAATCTTCAACAGATTCCTGCGAGGAATAAAGATTTAGGACCAAAGATAAGATCATTATTTATTCCTGAAGATGGTTGTAAATGGGGAGTATTTGATTACTCACAACAAGAACCAAGATTAGTAGTACACTATGCATCATTATATAAACTACCATCAGTCTATGATGTAATAGATGCATACAACACAGACTCAAACGCAGACTTTCACCAAACAGTAGCAGACATGGCTCAGATACCACGTTCACAAGCAAAGACAATTAACCTTGGACTATTTTACGGAATGGGTAAGGCTAAACTTCAAGCAGAATTAGGTGTTACTAAAGAAAAAGCTGCAGAATTATTTAACACCTATCACAGTAGAGTACCGTTTGTTAAACAGTTAATGGAGAAAGCTTCTAACAGAGCACAGGACAGAGGACAAATTAGAACTTTACTTGGTAGATTGTGTAGGTTTCATTTATGGGAACCTAATCAGTTTGGTATGCACAAGGCATTGCCTCACGAAGAAGCACTCAGGGAACATGGACCAGGGATTAGAAGAGCTTATACTTACAAATCATTAAATAAATTAATTCAAGGTAGTGCTGCTGACATGACAAAAAAATCTATGCTAGAGCTATACAAGGAAGGAATAATACCGCACATACAAATTCACGACGAACTTGATCTGTCAATTGAAAATGACGCACAAGCTAAAAAAATTATTGAGATTATGGAGCATGCTGTTACACTCGAAGTCCCAAATAAAGTCGACTACGAATCCGGTGACAATTGGGGGGAGATAAATGATTAATGGCTTATTTAAATGCAAACATACCTATTATAGAATGCTATGTGAGAGGCAACTATCTCCGAGATCAAAAAGATTCTCACGATAAATATTTTACTTGCACTATATTTGGTTTTAGTTCTATCCCAAACTCAACACCTTTGTTTCATTTTATGATGGAAGACGGTGGTCTATGGTGGCGAGCACCTATATCAGCTTTTTGTAAACAACCTGGGGTAAAAGAATTACCTTTAGATGAGCTTATGATGTGGGATTGTTTTAGTTATAATGTAGCTGTTACAACGTTCTATGAATTAGCTGGTTCTAAAATGAAATACATATCAAGACGTAAAAAATATAGAGAAGGAACATATTTATTTACCATAGATTGGTGTGGTGGAGACTTTAATGAATTAAATTTTGGTTATTCTGAAAAACCAGATCAACACAAATGTGGTCATGTAATTGAGTTAGACGATGGAAACTATGCAATACAGCCAAATAATAGACTAAGAGTCTTTGATACATCAATGGGAAATGACCCATCAAAAAACTTGATAAATAGGCTAGTAACTAGTAAAACATGGTCAGTTGAAAAAACATCTAAGTGGATAACTGATGAACACGAAGAAGGAAGTTATGATTATCAACTTAGAGAATTGGAGGAAAACAATGATAAATAAATACAAAGATAAATTTATGATTTGGCAACTACATTACAGAACAGAAATTATTTGTACGGCAGTTGGGTTTGTATTAGGAGCTATTATATTTTAATTTATGACTGGGTGGTTTGTTTATGGATTACAGATTTACAGCAATACTTATAGTAATGTTATGCGCTCTTACAATATGTGCAAAACCTATTCAAAATCCATCGTTAACAAACGATAAAGAAAACTTTATAATCCCAAAACCAAAACCAAAAAATGATTGATAAATATATTTTAAAATTTTGTGGATTTTTAGACAATGTGTCTGACCTAATTGGTAAACTATTTGCGCCTAGATGTAAGTGTAAAAACAAAAAACATTTTAAAAGAACTTATGAAAAAGAAAAAGATCACGGCACAGATATAAGTTTTGAAAACGAGGTAAACAATGGCAAAAGATAAACCACTTTCTATTTCTGAAGAGGCAAAGGTGCAGATGCCTATGAAGACGGTTGCCTCGTTGATCGCGATGGTTGCAATCGGCACCTGGGCTTACTTTGGTATCAATGAGAAGCTCAATCAGCACAGCACAAAATTAGAATTATTTGAAAAAGACTTAGCACAGAACTCAGAGTTTAGAATCAAATACCCGCGTGGAGAATTAGGTCAGTCTTCCGGGGAGGCCGAGCTTTTTATGTTAGTGGAGCACATCGCAGGTGTCGTAGCTGACATTGAAGATGAAATTAAGGGAATGAGACATAATGCAGTGAATATTGATTTTCTTAAAGAACAAGTTAAAAAGCTTAATGAAGACGTTGAAAAATTAATTAGAAACGGATCGGGAGCACACCAATGATAGAAGTTGTATTCGCACTTTTACTCCTACAGGATCATAAAATTATAGAGCATCGTTATCACGAAAGCTTACAAAATTGTTTAAAAGCCAAGCGATATGCTATGAAGGAAAAAAGCACTAAGGATAGAGTAGTTTATAAATGCATAAAGTCTAAGGCAAACGTAGAAGTATACATGGGAGAGAAGAAAATTCTTTCATTAATCCTTGAATAAAAAAGCATACGCATTTTTTCTTAAAAAGAATAGACCTAGAAATAAGGTTGCTCAACAATTAAGTGATGGACGTTATCACCAACGTGTGATAAAGAATAAGAAAGCATATGACAGACAAAAGTATAAGATGGACAGCAGAGATAGTTAATGGACAATGTCCTACGTGTGATGAAATTACACTTTTAGTAGGATTAACTAAACAATTTTATAGATGCATGACTTGTGGTGCAGATTTAGAACAACATATTAATGGAAAGATATCATATCTACCTGTAATAGTACCACCTGATGGAACTAAGCCTTTTGTTAGAGATTGGCAAGAATAATGGCTAAGAAAAAAGGCAACCTATACGGGAAAAAAATAGCACATGAACCTGTGTTTCATAAGACTTCGATTGGACGTAATCCCAGTAAATGCAAAATGAACAAATCCCGCCGGCGTTCGTGGAAAAAATACCGGGGCCAGGGAAAATAATCCTTGACAGAAATCCCACAAAATACTATATATACAGAAAGAAAGGAGTAGTATGATAGATAAACTTTACAGAAGAGCGTCTCAACAAATAGTTGATCTAGAAAAAAACTTAGATAAACTTTTAGAGATAGATACTAAAGATACACAACCAGAGTTTCTGTTTCCTTTGTATCAAAAAATAGAGGTTGTAATAGACAGAATAGTTTTATTAAGAGCTAGAAGACAGTTTATTGTTAATAACCTTATTGATGATATTGGAGAAATGGAGGAATATGAGTCTAAAAAAACTAACAATAACTAGTAAAAATATTAGTCAAAAGCAATGGACTAACTTACTTATTGAGTTAAACCTTGTCAAAGAAGCATGGAAACCCTATGCAAAGATAGAGTTACAGGCACCAGGGCTCAAGAAAATATTATCTTTTGGAAGAAGAACACATGACACAAAAGAAGATTGATGAAAGGAATATACAAATGGATTTAATAATATGGAGCGGAGAAATGTATCAACTGATTCCAGTGACAAAAAAGATGATGGAAGGAATGGTGTTGACCGCTGATGTAGATTGTTTTGATCTATGTGAAATACTAAGATTAAAATTAACCGGGTATGTGGTTGAATTAAATTTACATATTATGAACGATGACAGTGGAAACTGGATTGGATGTATGTGTAAATAAAATGGCTGGCACTATAAATAAAACAATGAAGAATAAAATTTTATCAATACATGCAGCATGGCTATTTAAAAACGGATACTATGATGAGTGTGAAGATTGCTTAAAACAAGCAACAAGTTACAGTCAACGTAATGACTGGAGACAAACAAAATTGAAAAGGACCGGCGTCCAAATAATGCCTCGCGCTATTCCCTGTACGTCAAGCTGTGACCCGCAAGGGTAGCCTCGGAGCCTTTGCTCGCCTAGGAGTACGTGCACGGAAACTAGGTGAGTTGTATGATTAAATACTTTTATCTGGAGTACAAGTAAATCTAATATACATATTATATTTATTAACTTCTTCACGGCCAATCTCTTCCATTTTACGAATAGATTCTTCATAACCAAACATTAAACAATCATATTGAGTCTTAAATGTATCTGGCCATTGAAATGGTGGCATACAAGTGCCCGCTACTTGCGAACATATGATTAGAGATAATAAAATTTTCATTGACACCTATTGTAAAACATGAGATAAATCCCATATGATTAATAAAACAAGAAAGGAGTATAACAGTTATGACTGATATAACAAAATATAAAAACGTGTCATTGTCACATAAGACCTATGAAGCAATTGATGTGTTAAGAAAAAAGATAGTTCCAAATACTATACTAAGTCGTTCGCAGACTATAAACATTCTAGTGAATGAGAAAGTGAGGAAGTTAAATGGAAAAATCAAAAAAGAAGACTAAAGTAATTTGTCCTCATTGTAAGGGCAATGGATATATACGAGTACCATACAAGTTAGCAAAAGAAGAAGTTACTGCACAATGTGGTGTTTGTGATTCGGAAGGAGAAATATATGCGGATCAACGCGATGATATTTATATTGATGCTGATGGTATTCACAGGTTGCAGTAAAATGGATTACGATTTAAACCCATGGACAACAATATTAAGGGGGATAACAAATGACTGAGAAAGGACCTAATGATCTTGAAGAAACTATTGATAAATTAAAAAAACAAGTAGAGTTCTTACAAGGTAAATGCAGACAAGCAGGTAGAGCAATACTTGATTTAGAAGTAACTAACTCAGGACTTAAAAAAGAAATAGATAGACTGTCTGAAGAAAATACAAACTTAACTGTACTATTAAAAGGCGGTAAGAATGGAAAAAGATAAACCTATTGAAGTTAAATACCAGGTCCTACAATGGGGACCTTGTATTGTTCACTTAAAAATTTCAGAAGAATTTCAACAAAAGTTATTGAAAGGTGCAGAAGAAGCTAGAAAACAAAAGAAAGATTTTAGATCTAATCTAGCTGGTATCATTAAAGAAGAATACTCATACGAAAATAGAGCAGATTATGTAGATGAGATTGCACAATTCTTAACTGTATATGACGAAGCTTATCAGAAGTTTAAGAATGAAAAGTATAAAGTAAAACCAGAGTATTTATTAAATGCTTTATGGGTTAACTTTATGAAGAAGAATGAATACAATCCACCACACGATCATTCAGATTATTTAAGCTTTGTAATATTTTTGAAAGTACCAGAAGAAATAAAGAAAGAACAAGAGGACTTTGTAGGTAATTCTGCAGGGCCAGGAAGTTTATCTTTTTTGTATGGTGATGGCAATAGACAATCCATTACTTATCAATCAGTTAAACCTGACGAGCGAGATATATTTATATTTCCTGCATGGATAAAACATTACGTTGCACCTTTCTATTCTGATGTAACTAGAATATCTGTGTCAGGTAATATTTCTAATTCAGTATTATTAAATCAAATTAAAAAGGTAGATAAAAATGAGGGAAAGTGACATTGCATACATAGCAGGACTCTTTGATGGAGAGGGCAGTATTTATTATGCACGTAGACCGGAGAAGAAAAAGAAACACAAGGGCAAAGGTTATAGAACTTCTATATCACAAAGAATTAGTATGGAAGTAACCATGACTGATCCTATGGTCATTAACTGGTTACGTGAAACTTTAAAAGTTGGCACTGTAGCTAAAAAACCTCGTAAAGGATTACGTAAAAATGGGACACCTTATCTTATGCAATACAAATGGCGATGTACTTTTAGAGATGCGTATTATGTTTGTTGTTTAATTTATCCGTACTCGATTACGAAATTAGAAAAAGTAAAACAGATCTTAGATCATTACTCAGATCATAAAATTATGAACGATAAAGTAGTTAATTTAGATGAATATAGAAAGGTTATGAGTCTTGAATAAAAAATCTAAAGGCACGAAATGGGATGGAAAATCAAGGGTTTCGAACGATTTGTATAGAAAAAACTTTGATGAGATATTCGGAAAAAAAGAACAAGATGAATTAAAAGAATCGTACAAGCAATCGTTAAGATCTAAAAAAGAAAGAGATGAAAAGAATAAAAAAATATAATTATCCTAAATCAATGCGATCATTAATAGGTGGTAAGCGACACTACGATGTTGGTGAAGAAAAACTACCATCGGTTACGACTATATTATCTGCGACCCAGTCGGACGAGAAACGAAAGTCTCTTGCTGATTGGAGGGCCAGGATGGGTCCACAGTATGCGGACAGGGTTAAAGACTTGGCAGCCATGCGTGGGACTGCCATGCACAGGTATCTAGAGGCCTTTATTGACGGCACAGGGCACAAGGACCTGACAAGCATTGGCCGGGAAGCAGAAGGTATGGCCAAACGTATTATAGAATCAGGGCTCGGGGAACTTGATGAGGTGTGGGGACAGGAGGTTACCCTATACTATCC